CGCTTCAAAATCTCTCCAATCGGTCCAAATCAATCCAAACCAGTACAAAACGGACATACTTCAATCCACGTTGATGCGGATTCACCCTTTATTAGTCCAGGTCAGTCGGGGGCTAATTGAAGAAGGCACGTAAGGGCTCAACCAAACCACGATTGGAAACCCCACCCCATAAAGGCAAGTCCAGGATGCCTGAAGTCAAGAAGTTTCTTGATGGGATCAATCAAACCTTGCTACCTTGGCAGGAATACGTGCTTACTCAGCTTCTTGCCGTGGACAAAAAAGGAAAGTTCAAAAAAAAGACATCCCTGTTATTAGTAGCAAGACAATCCGGCAAAACGCACCTAGCACGTATACGCATCCTTGCCGGTTTGTTTGTTTTTGGCGAAAAGAATATAGTGGCTATGTCATCCAACAGGGGTATGGCTTTAGATACCTTTCGCAAGGTAGTTGAAGTCATTGAAGATAACCCTTCTTTGATGGCTCAGGTAAAGCAGATCCGCGTGGCTAATGGCCAAGAATCAGTAGAGCTTCTTTCAGGGGCTAGATATGAGATAGTCGCGGCAACAAGAGATGGAAGCCGTGGTAAGACCGCGGATTTGCTATACATTGATGAGTTACGTGAAATTGATGAAGAATCGTGGACAGCTGCTAAGCCAATTACCAGAGCAAGGCCAGATAGTCAAATATTTATGACTAGTAACGCGGGGGATGCCTATTCAAGCGTACTTAATGATTTACGATCTAGGGCATTGTCATATCCACCGCCTAGCATGGGTTATTGGGAATACAGCGCGGATGATTTCGCCAAGATAACCGATAAGGATGCCTGGTATCAGGCTAACCCGGCATTGGGCTATTTAATTAATGAAGCAACCATTGAAGAAGCCATAGCGACATCTAGCGTTGAAGCAAGCAGAACCGAAACGCTTTGTCAATGGGTAAGCGCGCTTAAATCGCCCTGGCCTTATCGTGCATTTGAGGATTTGGGCTTTGCTGAGCTACAACTAGAGCCAGGCAGGCTGACTATATTTGGCATGGACATATCGGTTAATAAAAAGATGGCAAGCCTAGTTGCTGGGCAGATTATGGATGATGGCAAGGTTGGCGTAGGCGTAATAGCTCAGTTTGAAAGCCAAGTAGCCATAGATGAACTTAAAATGGCTATTGAAGTCAATGAATGGGCTAAACAATACAAACCTAGAATGATTTGCTTTGATAAGTACGCCACCATGAGCGTAGCTGAGAGATTGAACCAATCAGGCCACAAGATTCAGGATATGTCCGGAACTGTGTTCTATCAGGCTTGCTCTGATCTCTATGATGCCATTGTTAATGGCAGGTTGGTTCACGCAGGTCAGCAAACCCTTGTGGATAGCATGAATAACTGCGCGGCTAAAGAAACAGATGCTGGGTGGCGTATTGTGCGCCGTAAGTCGGCTGGGGATGTGTCAGCTGCTATTGGTCTAGCGATGGTAGTTCATCAACTGTTAAAACCCCAATCAAAACCCGCCATTATGTCTTAATTGTCCGATTTGTATGCTAATATATAGCGATGGGTCTTTTTGATCGTAAAAAATCGGTAATTGAAGCGCAAGCAGCGCCACAATTAATGACCGATTCATTTAACTATTACATACCAACTACTTTAACTTCAGTTGGTCGCGAAGAAGCTATGAGTGTTCCTAGCGTAAGCCGTTGCCGTAACTTAATTGCTGGAACTATTGCAACATTTCCTTTAGAGCTTTACAAAAAGTCAACTGGTGAGAAAATTGGCAAACCATTATGGCTAGAGCAACCATCATTACACCAACCGCTAAGCACTACCATAGCTTGGACAGTTGATTCATTATTATTCTTTGGCGTTGCTTATTGGCGTGTGAATGAAGTTTACTTTGATGATGGCAGACCTGCTCGCTTTGAATGGGTTGCACCTGGCCGCGTTTCATTTGTAACTGACCCTTATACAAATTACATAACACAGTATTCAATTGATGGAACACCTGCCCCAATGTCCGGCATTGGATCACTAATTACCTTCCAAGGATTGGATGAAGGTGTATTACAAAGAGGCGCACGTACATTACGCAGCGCAATTGATTTAGAAACCGCTATGCGAGTTTCATCTGCAACCCCAATGCCTTCAGGGGTATTAAAAAATACAGGTGCAGATTTATCGCAAGAAGAAGTACAAGCAATTTTAGCAGCTTGGAAGTCTGCACGTGAGCGCCGTTCAACAGCTTACTTAACTAGTACTTTAGATTATCAGCCAACTGCTTTCTCACCACGCGACATGATGTTTGTTGATGCGGTACAAAGCACAGCTACACAAATTGCCAGAATGATGAACGTTCCAGCATATTACATAAGCGCAGACCAAAACACGTCAATGACTTATGCAAATGTGCAAGATGAGCGCCGTCAGTTCGTTTCACTTTCCCTCGCGCCGTACGTCCACGCAATCCAAGACAGATTATCTATGGATGATATTACTGCGCGAGGTAACATTGTTAAGTTTGATGTGGAAGATGCTTTCTTGGCTGTTAATGCCTTGGAACGCCTAAACGTCATTGAGAAAATGCTTACCCTTGGCTTGATTACAGTAGAACAAGCTATGGAAATGGAAAACCTATCACCGAATGGAAATGAAGATGCACCTAACGTTCTCTAACGATATAACCTGCAATACTGAGGAGCGTACTATCACAGGTAAGATAGTTCCTTTTGGCAACGAAATAGGCCAGACTTCAGCAGGTAAAGTTGTATTTCAAAAAGGATCTATTGAGATTCCAAACAGCCCTAAACCAAAATTGCTATTAGAGCATGATGCAAAAAAGCCAATTGGTCGCATGATTTCATTCAGCGAAGAAGAAGATGGCATTTATGCAACTTTCAAAGTTGCTAATACCCAGCGTGGTACTGATAGTTTAGTAGAAGCCAGCGAGCAATTACGTTCTGGTTTATCAGTAGGCGTTGAAGTTATAGATTCAAAACGTGAAGGAAATGTCCTTCGCGTTCTTAATTCCAAAATGTTTGAAACAAGTCTTGTTCAAGCTGCTGCGTTTAAGAGCGCGGAAGTTTTGAGCGTTGCTGCATCTGAAGATGATGAAGCAAAAGAAACAACAACCCAAAACGAAAGCGAGGCCGTTGTGTCAGACACAACAAACGCCGTAGCCGTTGCGCCTGAGGTTGAAGCCCCTGCGGTGGAAGCTTCGCGCCCAACAGTTACAGCACCAATCTATGCCCGACCACGTATTAACGTAACAGCCGAGGCATTTCTAGAAAACACTATCCGCGCATCTGTTTTACAGGATGAAGATGCACGTCAATGGATCAAAGCAGCATCCGATACTGATACAGTAAATGATGTTCCAGGTCTTGTTCCAACACGTCAGTTAACTGAGGTTATTAATCCAAAGACCACAGGAACACGCGCTTCCATTGAAGCAATCTCATCCGGCGTATTACCAGATGCAGGTATGAAGTTCCAGATTCCACGCGTTAAGACTGCACCAACAGTTGCAGAAGTAGCTGAAGGCGCAGCATTTTCCGATACTCAGGTTGAAATTGAGTACGTAGATGTGGATGTTAAAAAGTATGCTGGTATGCAGCAATTCTCAGTAGAGGTTCTAGACAGAACTTCACCTGCGTTCTTTGCAGAGCTTGTAGCTTTGATGGGTGATGCTTATGCTAAGGCAACCAACACAGCTGTCAAAACAGCTCTAGCAACAGGCGCAACACTTGATTCAACAGTTATCACTCTCCCTTGGGATGGCGAAGAGTTTGCAGGATTTATCGCACGTGCTGGTGAATCCATCTACAGCAACACGTTCAAGTTTGCTACCGCAGTTGTTGTTTCACCTGCACAATGGTCAGCAATCACAGGGCTTGTTGATGGACAAAAGCGCCCAATCTTCAATGCAGCAGCACCTCAAAATGCTGGTGGTTCATTGTCAGTAGATTCAATCCGTGGAACTGTTCTCGGATTGCCTCTATATGTTGATTACACAATGTCTGGAACAGCAGATGATTCAGTAATTGTTCTAAACCGCGATTCTTACACATGGTACGAATCACCACGCCTACAGCTCCGCGCCGAAAAGGTCGGAACAGGCAAGATTGAAGTTGGCTACTACGGCTACGGCGCAATTGCAACTAAGGTTGCAGCAGGCGCATTTGGTCTAAACCAAGCAGTATAGTAGTTATTAAAGTTACCCCGGCGCACAGCCCTTGCGCCGGGGATAACATAAAGAGAGGATAGAAATGCCAGCCACATACGTAACTGAAGCGGAGCTACGCAGCGCGCTTGGCATTGGTAATTTATACAGCTCAGCGGTAGTTGAAGAATGCTGCCAAGCAGCAGAAAACATTGTAAAAAGCAAGTTATGGTTTAACACGCAATCTGTTTACGCTATTGAAGCGACAGGAACAACAGGGCGCATTTATATTTTTGAGAACGCAAAACAATTTATTGTGGGAGATACCATTACTGTTGAGAATGTCCGTCAACACTATAATGGCACTCACACTATTACAAATGCAAATGGCATTTGGCTAGAGTTTGTGCAAGGTTCAATTACGACACGCGCTTATCATGCAATAGCACCATGGGGTCGTGTTTATGGTACACAAGCCATAGATTATTCAACTTTAGCTGAAGTCAATGAGGCATCACTTATGATTGCCGTTGACATTTGGCAGGCTCGCCAAGCTTCAAACGCTGGCGGCATTTCACCAGACTTTCAACCTTCGCCGTATCGCATGGGCAATACTTTAATGGCACGTGTTCGCGGTTTACTTGCGGATCACTTAGCCCCGGGCGGTCAAGTAGGATAATGTCAGCAATCTCTACCCTACGAGGAACAATCGCTACCGCGCTAACTGACAATACGGCGTGGCAGGTGTTTTCCTTCCCACCTGCCACACCGCTTGCTAATAGCATCGTGGTACAACCTGGCGATCCATACATTGAGCCAAGCAACGACCATTACAAAGCAATTAAGCCTAAGGTCAACTTCAAACTAATAGTGCTAACCCCTATGTTTGATAACCAAGGCAACCTAATCAACATTGAAGATTATTACCTAAATATAGTAAACAAGCTGGAAGCATCATCAATTGCATATTCAATTGGAACTTTCAGCGCCCCGGCGGTCTTAACCGGAACAGCAGGAGATCTGTTGTCCGGTGAAGTATCAATCAGCGTTCTATCCGATTGGAGCTAAAACATGGCTGATGTAGACAAAGAACGCGAGGCTTTCCTTGCCAAAATTGGCCAAGTAGAGCTAAGCGAAAAAGCACCAAAACCAACAACTAAGAAAGACGAGGAATAGTCAATGGCTGTTTTCTTAAATAACAAAGTTGGTCTTAAGATTAACGCTGTTGATCTGAGCGACCACGTAACAAGCGTTACACTTAATCAGGCAGCAGATGAGCTTGAAGTTACCGCTATGGGCGATACAGCTCACAAGTTTGTAAAAGGCTTGGAATCTGGAACGCTAACTGTTTCATTCTTGAATGACACAGCAGCAGCAAACGTAATGGCAACTCTGCGCGCAGCATTTGGCACAACTGTTGCAGTAAAAATGCTTCAGGAAAAGCTAACTGCTGTCGGTGCAACCAATCCGCTTTACACCTTTGATATTTTGGTCAATAACCTGACCCCAATCAATGGTGGCGTTGGCGATATTGGAACACAGGACATCACCTTTACGCTAAACTCTGTTGTAACAATCGCCGACACCGGCACGTTCTAATTTAACAAAGGGGCAAACATGGCAAGACTAAAAGTAACAAGGGCAGACGGCAGCGAATCTACACATGAGATTACGCCTGTTGTTGAATATGCTTTTGAACAACATACTAAGAAAGGCTTTTATAGAGCCTTTCAAGAAGATCAAAAGCAGAGTGATATTTATTGGCTTGCCTGGGAATGTCTGCGTAGAGCAGATGCGCCTGAGGTGTTTCCATTTGGGGAAAAGTTCCTAAGTACTTTGAAGGCTGTTGAAGTTCTTGGTGATGATTCCCCAAATGGCTAACGCGTAATTCTTTTACGTACAGAATAGCCGAGCTGGCTGTACATACTGGAATTGCGCCTAGTGAATTTATCAACATGGATAGCAGTATGCTAAAAGCTATTTATGAAGTTTTGAAGAAACAAGCGGAAGATAGGAAAAATGCCAGTAGTCGTAGAAGGCGTACCTGAGCTAAAGAAGGCATTGAAGAAGTTTGCGCCTGACCTATTGAAGCAGATGAATGCTGAAATCCGCTTTGCGTTAAAAGAAGTTGTCAAAGATGCTGAGGCTAAAGTTCCAGGACAAGCACCTGGCAATTTATACAATTGGAACGATAAAGGCCGTGAGCCAGTTAGCCGTGTTACAGGTAGACGTGCATTTCCTCTTTACAACTCAGGGGAAATTAGAAGTGGCTTAACTTATTCTATTGCACGTAAAAAGGCCAACAGCAAAGGTTTTGCCAGTCTTTATTCTTTGCTGAATAAATCAGCCGTTGGCGCAATTGTAGAAACTGCTGGAAGTCAAAGCCCATTTGGTAGAAGGCAAGTTGCAGATCGTAAATATGGCGAGAGCTATAAAAACATTGGTAATTCAAACAATCCTAATGCTGGTCGTATTTTTGTTGGCGCTATGAATGGTGTTGGGCCATTAAAACGCTATGACAGCAAAAGCCGTTTTCGTGGGCGTATTTTGTATGCTGCTTATGCAGAAAACAATGGCAAAGCCTTAGATGCAACAATGAAAGCTATTGCTAAAACTGCTGCGTTGTTAAAGTCAAGGTCAACAGTTAGAAAGGCCGCTTGATGTCAAACATTCGTATTGATATTGCCTCAGAGTTCAAAGACAAAGGCTTCAAGGCTGCTGAGAAACGCACTACAAGTCTTAACAGAAAGTTTGATAATTTAGGGCGTACAGCCAAGCGTACCTTTATTGCTATTGCTGGCATTCAGGCCTTAAAGCGTTCTGTTATAGCCTTTGCTGAGGAAGATCGTGCTGCCAATAAATTAGCAACAAGTTTACGCAATCTAGGATTGGCCTACGACACAAAAGCAATTGAAGATTATTTAGAAGCAAGTGAAAAAGCCACGGCAATTAACAAAGACGAATTAACGCCTGCAATTACTCAATTGTTAAGCACAACCCTAAATGCTCAAAAGTCCATGACCTTGCTCAACCTAGCGATGGATATTGCAACAAGCACAAGCAAAGATTTGGGCTCCGTTACAACTGCTTTAAGCCGTGCCTTTAATGGCAATTTTGCATCCTTAGGCAAATTACAAACAGCCTACACAACGGCTGAATTAGAAGCCATGGGCTTTGATAAAACTGTAACTGCTCTAAATGAGCAATTTGGCGGTGCTGCTGAAAACAATGCAGATACTTACGCAGGCAAAATAGATAAGATGAAAATTGCTTTTGGTGATTTAGCAGAGGAAATAGGCAAAGGCATAGTTCAATTCTTGGAAAGTCTTGGTGATGGAGATTACGACAAAGGCTTACAAAAATTAGTTAATTTTGGTCAAGCAATAGGCGATGTCTTTAGACGTGCCGGATTGACCATTGAATATACAAAGGCGCTACTCGCCACAGGTTTCCGAATTGATGCAGCAGAGCAATTAAGGTTAGATGAATTACGCGCACAAATGGCTAATCCACGCGCAGGCAGTTTTGGTGTTAGCCGTGGTAATTTAGCTGACTATCGTAAACAACAACAACTTCAAAAGAAGATTGAAGCAGATCGTAAGAAGGCTGCTGCGTTAGCCGCTAAATCTGAAAAAGATAAATTGCAACGTGAAAGAGAAGCGTTACAGTTAAAGCGAGCAGGCACAATCTTTGATTTAGAAAATATCCAAATTGTTGCTGCTTTGCAAGGTCGCATAAGCGAAGAACAAAGAGTACGCCTAATTGCTTTACTTGCCATTAACAATGACAACGCAGAGGCAGCCGATAAACTAACAGCAGCTATTCTGGCTTTACAAGGCCCTGCCTTGGCCTCACTAGGCATTACCATCAAAACAAGCGACAATGCCCAAACAGTTATAGATCGCTTAATCAATGCTCAAACCAAGTTATTACTACTCAATAGTGGAATAACGACCATACCTAAAGCCAAAAATCCTTTTGAGGATTGGGATAAAGTAATGGCAAAGATTATCGCTGACATAGGTAAGATTTCGCAAAGCATTAAAGATATTCCTGGAATCAGCGTTGGTGGCACTACTGTTGGTGGTACTACTGTTAGTGGCGTAAAGCCTGGCCCATTCCCTGCACAACCAAGCATTGGTGAAGGACCTGGCAAACCATACTTACAGAATCTATCACCTGAGCTACAAGATACCTTTGCTTCTTTGGGTATCAATTCACAAACGCTATTTGACCTGCAACTTGGCGCTGAAGGCGATTACGTTAACATAAATGTTAATGTTCAAGGATCAGTTGTAACGGCTCAGGATTTGGCAGAAACAATTACTGACATTCAATATCAGTACCAAAAATCGGGCAAAAGTTTATTGTTGAATAGCGTTCAAATCTAATGCCAGCGCCTACGCTTCGTGTGTTTGTTGACTTTGATAGCGATACCGCTTTTGAGATTAACCCTTTAATCTTAGGTAGCGCAACTGAAGGCATACTAGGCACAAACACCCTAGGCTCAGGCACATTACCTGTTGAGATAACAGACTTAGTAACAAGAGTAAATATCAGGCGAGGGCGTAATCGCATTACTTCTCAGTTTGAGGCTGGCACAGCAAGCGTTACTTTGTATGATCAAAATGGTAATTGGAACCCAACCAATCCTGCTGGGGCTTACTATCCTAATCTTGTGCCTTTAAGGCAGATAATTATTTATGCTACTTATGCCAACAATGATTACTTCCTGTTCTCCGGTTTTATCACTAACTATGACACAGGCTTTAGGCAAGGTAACGATGAACTAAGCACAGTTACTTTATCGTGCGTAGATGGCTTTAAGCTGCTTGCAGGCTCAGCAATTGACACAGTTACAGGCTCAGGCGTTCAACTCTCAGGGGCTCGCGTAAATGCCATCTTAGACGAGGTAGAATGGCCTATAAGCCTACGAAACATTGATGTAGGTGATTCCACCCTACAAGCCGACCCAGGCACGTCTAGAAACGCCTTAGAAGCCCTTTTTACAGTAGAGCAGAGCGAGTTTGGCGGTATCTTCCTAGATGCCAATGGCAAGGTGGATTTTGTTAGTAGAAATAACCTAATAGCTGGCCCAGCCTTCCCGGTCTATGAGTTCAGCGATCAAGGCACAGACATCTCATACACAAATGCCGTAGTTGCCTATGATGATACAAACCTAGTTAATGACGTTACCATCACACGCTTGGGCGGCACAGCTCAGAATGCTTTTGACCAAGATTCCATTGATAAGTTCTTCCTACATTCAGGAGTGCGCTCAGGCATATTGGTGCAAACCAACGCTGAAGCCCTAGACCAAGCTGAAGGCATACTTGCCACACGTAAAGACCCTGAGATACGCATAGATAGCATTCAGCTCAATCTTTATGATGATGCCAACCCCAATAAGCCATTGGCAGGAGTAGACATAGAATTGCTTGATGGAGTAACAGTTACCAAGACCACCCCAGGCTCTACCAGCGTTGTTCAATCAAGCCTGGTAAATGCTATCCATCACGACATTACCAAGTCATCCTGGATGACTACCCTATACACAACAGAACCGCTACTGGCAGGCTTTGTCTTAGATTCCGATATATCGGGTATACTAGGTGAAGACGTGCTGAGCTACTAAGGAGAACAAATGGCAGGCGCAGGATATAAGCTTTTTAACACAGGCGATGTGTTAACGGCAGCTCAGGTAAATACGTATTTGAATGAGCAAACAGTTATGGTGTTTGCAAGCTCAGCAGCTCGCGCTAGCGCACTAAGCGGTGTGTTGGCTGAAGGCATGATGTCTTACTTACAAGATACTAACGCGGTTGAAGTTTATGATGGTTCTAACTGGGTATCTATCGGATCAAGCGGAGATATAACAGGCATCACAACTGGCACAGATTCAGGTTTATCAGGTGGCGTTACAAGCGGCACAGCAACCCTGAGATTAAAGTTAGAGTTTGATGCAGAAACAGGCACAACTTACACACTTGTAGCAGGCAATCTAAATCAACTAGTTACATTAAATAACGCAAGCCCTATTACTTTAACTGTTCCACCTAGCGTATTTAGCGCAGGTGATGTAATAAATATAGCTCAGATAGGCGCAGGCCAAGTAACACTAGCGCAAGGCGCAGGTGTAACAATCAACTCAACAGGTGCAACGGCAACAGCACCTAAACTACGCGTAAGATACAGCGCAGCTTCTATTATCTGCACCGCTTCAAATACATTTTTAGTCGTAGGAGATATTGCTTAATGAATATCTTGGGCATTATCGCCAGTTCTAAGTTTGGAGATGTTGGCGATTATGAGTCTATTGCTACTGTAACTGTTGGTAGCGGCGGTGCTTCCAATATAGAGTTTACTTCAATTCCTAGCACTTACAGCCATTTACAGATACGAGCAATAGCAAAAGCAAGCGGCTCTAACTTTAACCCCAAAATGCAATTCAATAATGATACAGGAACGAATTATTCTTGGCATTACATTTATGGCGATGGAAGCACGGCGACAGCGGGAGCAGGTGCAACTCAAGCATTTATTTATAACAGCATTATTTCCACAAATGCAAGTATGTATAACGGATTTGTTATTGACATTTTAGATTATGCAAACACAAATAAATATAAAACAACACGAGAATTAAGCGGCCAAGACAGAAACGGCAGCGGAGAAATTGCTTTGTGGTCTGGTAATTGGCGTTCTACTTCAGCCATTACCAGTATAAAGTTTTCTAATGGAACATTTGACCAATACTCACACTTTGCCCTCTACGGAATACGGAGCGCATAATGCCTATAACTTATGAACCGATAGCAACCGCCTCAGGAACAGGCTCAAATACGACTTTATCTTTTACCTCAATACCTGCAACCTATACTGATTTGATACTTATTTTGAACGGCTCGTTAAACACTGGCAATAATACTCGTATGAGATTTAATAATAACTCTGGATTTAATTACTCTATGACAGTTGTAACAGGCGATGGATCAAGCGCCTCATCTTATCGAGATAGTTCACAAGCGGCTTTTTCTTACCCTGGTTATTACGATACCGCGATGAGTATGAATATAATCCATGTAATGAATTACGCAAATACGACTACTTATAAAACATTTATACAGCGCAATAGCAAGGCATCAAATCAGGCCCAAGCCGCCGTAGGTCTATGGGCTCAAACTTCGGCTATAAATCAAATTGACATTTATACGGCTAGCGGCGCTACTTGGACTACCTCGACTAACATCACCTTATACGGAATTAAGGCAGCATAATGGCTAACACATATGAGGCAATAGCCACAGTAACTGTGGGTAGTGGTGGGGCTGCTAGTATTGAATTTACAAGCATACCTGCTACTTATACTGATTTATTAGTAAAATCTTCGCTGCGTTCAAATCAAAGTGTTACTTACAATTATGCTTATATAAGAATAAACGGCATTACAGCAAGTTCATATTCTTACAAGCTTTTATATGCAGACAATAATACTGTTGGCAGTGTTGGTTCTACTTCAGCAAATGAAATAAGCGCTAACCTAACTGTGGGCGCTAGTAGCACGGCATCAACATTTAGTAATGGAGAATTTTATATTCCTAATTATACAAGTAGTAATAATAAATCTATTTCTACTGATAGTGTTACTGAAAATAATAATTCAACAGGTGTAGGTTTGTATTTGGGTGCTGCTTTATTTACAACGTCTTCAGCCATCACAAGCATTTCGTTATTCACTGGTGCTACTTTTACCTTTAACCAATACTCTACAGCCACCCTATACGGAATCAAAAACTCTTAACTCGAAAGGAAAACAATGACACATAAACTAATCGTAGACTGCTCAACTGGGGTAACTACTGAGGTAGAACTAACTGCCGAAGAGATTGCTCAGCGTGAGGCAGATGCAGCAGTGTTTGCAGAAATCCAGGCAGCAGAGGAAGCAGCAGCACAGGCTAAGGCAGAGGCTCGCACAGAAATCCTAGCCAAATTAGGATTAACTGAAGAAGAAGCTAAGGTGCTACTTGGCTAAGTTGTGCAAAGCTGGGCAACAACTCAGAGAGCAAATAGATGATGCGTGGCCTGATAGAAGTAGAGTTGCACCAGAAGGGTGGCTCGGTGATCAACGTCATGCAGCGCGTAAGTCCGATCACAATCCAACTGCTGAAGGCATTGTACGTGCCATTGACATTAACGCTAATCTGCAATCAAACCCGGCAGAAGCATTTGACTTGGCGGATCAGTTACGGCTACTTGCCCGATCTGATAAAAGAATTAGCTACATCATCTTCAACAGCAAGATTGCCAGTTGGAAAAAGAACTACAAGTGGAGAAAATACACAGGCATAAATCCACACAAGACACACATTCATATTAGCTTTACTGCTAAGGGCGATACAGACGGCAGTATGTTTCAAATCCCTATATTGACAGGAGAGCCCTTAAATGGAGCAAGCAAAGGCAGTAGCAGCAAGTTGGGCAAGAAGCTTTTTAGCCGCAGGAATAGCAACTTATTTAGCGGTGGGCTGGGATGTACCTGCAATTGTAAATGCAGCGTTAGTAGCAAGCCTTCCAGTAATATTGAGATGGCTTAACCCTAACGACACGGCATTTGGTCGGCGTTGAGCCCGGCAGAATGGGCAGGCTTTGTAGCTGCCATCCTTTCCTGCTGCGCGTTAATTGTCGGTGGGCTTAGATACATTATTAGACATGAAGTGCCTTCAATACTTGAGGCATCAAATATCGTGTCGCGCATCAATAAACTTGAATCCATGGTATTAGAATTACTTACTCATGAGCGCAAAAAGAATAACAAAAAGCGAACAAGCCGCTAAGCGTAAGCGCAAAGAGGCGGCTGCGCGCAAAGCTTCAACAGACATTTTGCGACCCATTGATATTTGGGCTGCATCAATAGTTGAATGTTATGAGGCTTTAGTTCGTGCTGGATATGGTGAAGATAGGGCGCGCTGGTACATTGAAGAACAGCTGCGCTTACCCGATTGGGTAATAAATAATCCTGATCATTCTCCATACGAAGATGAAGATGAGGATGACGATTAAGCGAATTGTAGTCATATCAGATCTACAAGTACCTTTTCACGATAAGAAAGCAGTTAAAAATGTCGCACAGTTCATCAGGAAATACAAGCCTGATGACGTTCTATGTGTGGGCGATGAGATCGACTTCCAAACAATTAGCCGCTGGTCAACCGGTAGGGATGAGTGGTCGGGAAGCATTGGTAGAGATCGTGATGAAACTGTCCGAGTTCTCGCCGAGCTTCAGGTTAGACACCTCAGCCGAAGCAATCACGGGGCAAGACTTTACAACTCACTAAGCAAACGTCTACCTGGGCTGATTGGTCTGCCTGAATTGACCATAGAGAAGTTTCTACATCTTGATGATTTAGGCATCACCTACCACACTAAGCCATACCAGTTTCATGATGGCTGGGTAATGGTTCATGGCGATGAGCAGAGCATAAAGCCACAAGGGGGTTTAACGGCCCTAGAATCGGCTAAGAGGCATGGTTTATCGGTGGTCTGTGGTCATACCCATAGACAGGGTATATCAAGCTTTACAACGGCCTCTGGGGGCGTTTTAAGGGGTATCCTGACAGGCTTTGAGGTCGGACATTTGATGGATGAAAGCCAAGCTCATTACACACGCGGAACATTTAACTGGCAAAAAGGATTTGGAATCATCTACATAGACAGAAAGCGTGTTCAGCCGGTAGCCATACCAATAGAAAAAGATGGCAGCTTTCTGGTTGAAGGCAAGCGTTATGGTTGAGGATATATTTCCAATCCATAGAACTATTGATGATCATATGGATAACTTTGACGGCGTGTCGCTTATTGACAAATAGCATATAGACCCCTCAAAATAGGATTTGAAATCCTATTTGAAAGGGGTTTAGGGCATGGCGATAAGATATGATCGCAAGTCGGGTGCGTATACCGATGGCAAGCACTTTGTGCGAGCTTCATTTATACGTGATTTTGCTAAAAAGAAACTAGGCATGAGCCAACAACGCGGCAGAATAAGCCGTGAAGTTTTGGCTGCTTATTTTCTTGATGTACATGGGGTGAGCGATGATGTTGAATGATATTCGTTTAGTTGAATTAGCACTCTATTGCTTTTTATTTGTATTAGGTGTTTACACAATCGGTGTAATCATTAAGGAGAAGGGCTACAAGGAAGGTTGGGCAGATGGGTACAGAAGAGGCAAGTCAGTTGCGAGCGAAAGATATATTGACTAATGCAAACGACACGATCATTAACAGAGGGTCAACGCATGGTCATTACGACCACACAATGCTACGAACGGCAAAGCTCTGGGAATCATATTTTGAGCGACCTATTGAGCCGATGGACATTGCAATCTGTATGGCATTGGTCAAGCTCGCAAGAATTATGGAAACTAAATCAAATCACGATTCTTGGGTGGATGCCGTTGCCTACTTCGCCATTGCAGGAGAACTCGCCGTCAAGGATTGGGATGATCTTAATGCTTTCTAGATCACCTAAGGGAACTTGGTGTGATTATTGCAAAGGCCGATATGGCACTAGCAGTTTACTTGGACAAAAGCAAGCTGTATGGCAAATTACTAGCAAGCGATATGGCAAGTTGATTGTCAGGCATTACTGCCAATCTTGTGCCAATGAAGTTCAAGAATGGCCAGATGGCAGCACTTGGACTTTGAAGGAACAAATTGACTATGCAAAAGGAGAAACCCTAGATGTTTAATTTAGATAACTATGAAGATGTGGATACGAGGATACACAAATTTTATGAAACCTACGAAGACGGCTCAATACTCACAGAACTCATTACCAATGACGAAGAAAAAGGCATTGTCATATTTAAGGCAGTCGCTTTCCGCACCCACGTTGATACTGCTCCTTCCGCTATTGGCTATGCGCGTGGCGCTCGCAAGGATCGTGGTGTTGACCGCGATTTTTGGTTTGAGAATTGCGAAACGTCTGCAATTGGCAGATGTCTGGCAAACCTCGGACTTTCTGCAAAGGGAAAGCGAGCAAGTTCTCTTGAAATGGCTAAGGTTAACGACAGTAAGTCAGAGCCTGCGCCAATACGTGTACGAACTAAAGAACACAAAGAGTTCCTAGATGCAAACAACAAAGAAACTGAAATCGTCTGGGATACAACGATTGAGCCACCGGCTGACTATGAGCCCGCATTTGAGAATGCAGTTGCTCTTGTTACTGAGAAGCTATCTGCCCACCCTATTCCAATGTGTAAGCATGGCGCTCGTGTCTTGCGTGAAGGTACTGGCAAAAATGGTGCTTATCGTGGTTGGGGTTGCAGTCTTCCTATGAGGCAAAAAGCTGAGCAATGCAAAGCAATATGGATGATGCTAAATAAAGACGGAACTTGGTCATTCAGACCTGAAGATGAAGAATTGTTAGTGGGGTGATGATGTGTTAGTGATGGATAAACTACTTGACGTGTGCGACAATTGCAATGAGCCAATAAAGGCGGGGTTCGCAAAACCTTGCAAATGCCACACATGCCAAGTTAGGACTAACTAGTGAGTAATCAAAGTCGCAAGCATAGAGGCTATGCAACGCAGCGTATTGTAGCAGAATATCTGCAAGCGCAAGGCTGGAAGCATGCACTACCGGTCGGAGCTGGTAGAGATGGTTCAGACATCACAGGTATTGATGGCCTGGACATTGAAATAAAGGCTAGGACAAACTTGGATTTGTCTGGGCTTATGCGCCAACTTCATGATCGCAAGGCAAGTAAGGGCATAGGCGTGGGTGTTCTACGTCTAAATGGTCAGGGTGAGAAATCCGTTGAGCAATACGTTGCTGTTCTCACCTTGGCTGACTTAGTATATTTATTGCAGGCAAGTGGCTACTGAACCTAATCTAATACATCGTTGCAAAGGATGTGGACTTTGGATATATGGAAAAAGAGATTACTGCGAAGAATGCAACACGCCCAAGGATACGCACAAATAACGACTAAACTTGACAGAGGCATTATGCTAGGCATGCCAGCAAGCCTGAAAGGCAGCTTGCACAGCAAGCCAGCATTGGGGCGAGCTATGTTTATTGCTGGATTAGCAATTGCACTACTGCCGCTGCAAACAATACAAACAAACGCTGCTGAAAAGCGCAGCTATCACGTTATGAATATTAAGTTATATGCCTACAATCAAATGGAATGGAAACAATTTGAATGCTATAACTGGCTAATACATAATGAGAGTAGATGGAACTATAAAGCTCGTAATAAAAGCCATTGGGGTCTAGGGCAGATGCGTAGTGAATGGTATGGCACACTAGATCCATATAAGCAAGTAGATGCTCATATAAAGTATATTAAACACAGATATGATGGTTGTGCTTGTAAGGCATATGAGCATTGGAAGGATAAAGGATGGCATTAAAGCCATATAGAGCTACTTCCCATTGGAAGAAGATAAGGTTACAGGTGCTAAGACGTGATGCTTATACGTGTGCTTACTGTGGTGATAGTCCCGTTAATGAAGTGGATCATAGGATTGCAAAAGTCAAGGGCGGGGAAGATACGTTGGATAATCTGGTTGCTGCGTGTAGACGATGTAATATTCAGAAGAAAGATAAAGATGAAGCGGTTTTTTTAGCACAGCGGTCTAC